ATTTAAAATAGAATCTAATATTAATGCCCCATCATCAAAAATAGTTAATGTATCTTTTTCTATAATATAGTTATGTTGACTTAATTCTTTCATTTTATTATCTCTTTATTGTTCATAAAATCTTTAAATTCACTATGCAAATGCTTGTCTATTGTAAGATCAATAATTTCATTTGTTGTAATTTTTTTCTTTCGTATTTTTTACTCCTATTTTATTTATAAATTATTAACAATATGAATCCAAATATAATTCTTGGCTTTCTAAGTGGTCTTTTTGAATAAATAAGTCGTATTCATGATCTAAAATACTATTTACTTGCTCTACATCCATTTTAGTAATTTTTGTTAATTTTAATTTTTTGAATAATGGTAAGTCAGACTTAAATATATTTTCTTCATATTCTTCAAGTAAAATATGATCTAGAATAATATCAGATATAAATTGCTCATAATCTTCACTTAATTGTTTAGCTATTTCTATATAAAAATCAGATTCTTTTGCGTATTTATATCTTTCTTGTTTCCATAAATGTGATGTTTGAAATAAATTTAATGTGTTTATCATTTTATTAACTCCCTCTTTAATTTTATAAGTTTATAATAAACTATATTTTAATATTTGTAAACTATAATTTATTATCAGCTCTTTTATGATTTAATATCAACTTTTTAAAGTACGCTTCTCTCATTTCTTTAGCTGAGAACCCAGCAGATAAGCAGATAGAAGTCCAGAAAAAAAGGATGTCAACGAGTTCAACTTTTAAATTTTGGTAATCAATCGGTTTATTCTTTGACCACCATTTCCACGGTAAACAATCTGACATTTCAGCTATTTCCTGATCCATGGCCAACTTAAATTTAAATATCCATTCTAATTTACCGTCAACAGTTTTTAACTCTTCTTCAAGAAACGGAACTAATTTTTTATTTAATTCTTTTTGCCCTTCAAAAATTTTATCTAAACTATCCATTATTTAACTCCCCACTTATATTTATTTTGTATATATCTAAGAACAATATGTCTAATAAATCTATACCTTGATCCAATTTTTAAACACGGAAAATTTTCATCTGATTTAATAATTTTTAGTAAAGACGTATTTGTCATTCTTAAATAATTACTTAATTCCCTTGTTGTTAAAATATCTGATTTTTGTATTAAACTTAAATCTTCTTTAATATAAATATTTAAAAAATGCTTTAACAGCTCATCTTTATCAAATAGCATTTTTCTTTTTAATAAAATGAATGGTAAATCTTCGTCTTTTTTTGTTAGTTTCCATAGCGTCATTTCATTTATATTTAAAAAATTCGCTATTTCTATTCTAGTTAATAGTTTATTATTTGATTTATTCATAATTAATCAAAATACCTAGTTTTAGCAGATATGAAGCCCATTGTAAAACTAATGCCCATTAATAAGCCTATAGCGAGTAAATTAATACAATTTTTATTATTTTGATATATAACTAACGGATTTATACTTATGTTATTTCTTCTACTATAATTTTCGGGTTTGTGAAATTTTTTAGTATTATCAGTGATATTGTCTTTACTATAATCTATTCCCGTTAAAAATGGCTCTTGTAGATCATTTATTCTATGAATCATTTTTTATTACTCCTCTAATTTTTAATTTTCTCGTCTATCATTTTTAATAATTCCTCATAAATTTCATTACTCATATTTTCTATATCTTGTTTATTTGATATCATTTCATTTTTTTACTCCTATATTTGTATTTACTAAACAATATCGAATAACAATTCTAAATAGCCATATGTTAAATGTTGCATCGTATGTACTCTAGCAAATCGTATTGAGTTTTTGCTTTTTTATTTAACGCTATAATTATTTTTTCATCTATACCCCCTTTCATTACTAAATGTATAATTCTAACTGAATTTAATTGTCCTTGGCGATACAGTCTAGCGTTAAATTGTTGATAGTATTCTAAGTTCCAGTTGAGACCGAACCAGAGAATAACTGATCCTCCTTTTTGTAAATTTAAACCGTGTCCTGCACTTCCAGGATATGCTAATAATATTTTTATTTTTCCGTTATTCCATTTGTTTATTATTTCTGCATCTTTAGATAAAATTTCAGCGCTTGGGAACGCTTTTAATAATCTATCAAGATCATGTTTAAAATTGTAGGCAATTAAAAAATTTTCATTTTGATTTTCTTCTATTATTTCTTTTAACATGTTTATTTTCAAATCATGCAAATTATGTACATTTTTTTCTTCATCGTAAATAGCACCATTGCAAAATTGTAACAATTTCATGCCCAGGGTGGCTTGAGATGGAGCAGTTATATCAACATTATTTTGTAAATTTAATATAAACTCATTTTCTAGATTTTTATATTCTGACATCAATTTTTTATCTAAAAAAACATATTCGTTTAGTTCTATTTTTTCGGGCAACTCTGGATAATCATTTTTATCCAGAGTTATAACTATATCTGATATTAGTTGTTTTATTTCGTTTTCTGCTCCTGGCTTTAAATCGTACACATATTGACTATACATATTTTGATTTAAAAATCTATTTCTAAATTGAGTTACAGTTCTTCCTAGACGCTCTCCTTGATCAATTAAAAAAATCTGCGACCATAAGTCTTTATAGCCATTTGGCGTCGGTGTACCCGTTAAAGTTATTACTGTTTTTGTGAATTTTAAAACTTTTTTTAATGCTTTAAAGCGTTTAGACGCGGGGTTTTTAAAACTTGTCACTTCATCTATTACTACGCCGTCGAATTCCCATTTATTATTTTCAATTAGCCACGGCACGTTTTCTCTATTAATTACTAAAATATCGAAATTAGAATTTATAATATTTTCTCTTTGTTTTTTTGAACCTGTACATATTGAAATATTTAAATTTTTTGTATGATTCCATTTCTCCGATTCTTGTTTCCAAACCGTATTTGCAACGCGCAATGGAGCTATTATTAATATTTTATTGTTATAAAAATCATCTAAAAGATCAGATATAGCCGTCAAAGTAGATATTGTTTTTCCTCCGCCCATATCTACCCATAGTGCTAACTTTTTCTTTTCTTTAATACGCTCAATTAGTTTATTTTGATAATTATGTAAATTCGATCTATTTAACATTTTGTAATTACCCGTATATCATTACATTATTGAAAAATTTATTTTTAGCATTTTGTAAATCATTGTAATTATCAAGATCAAATTCTTCAGTACTTAAAAATAATTCAAAACCCTCATTAAGTATATCTAATTCTTTTTCAGAATATCCATTTGTATTTTCTAATGTAAAATGTTGCATTTTTATTAACTCCTCATTTAAGTTTGTAAATTAATTATAAATTATATTTTAATATTTGTAAAGTATAATTTATCAATTATTTCAATACCCTTTTCAACATTGTCTATCACATATACTTCGAATTTATTTTTTTGTAATAATTTTATAGTATATAATTGTAATTTAGTCGGAGATTTTTTAGGGGCTTTGAATTCAATAAAAAACACATTTCCATTTTTTAAAAACAAACGATCGGGTAAACCTTTATTGTGCATTCCTTGGAGTTTGTAGCTTAAAAAACCTTTAGTTTTAGCATAATCGCATACTTTTTTTTCTATGCACGATTCTTTCATAATTAAATTTTATAATGTATAGTATTAATATTTAGCTTATTTAACATTTTTATGCCTGAATTATCTTTATATATATTTGAATAAATAACAGTTTTACATGATGTATTTGCTATCAATTTAGCACAAGTAATGCACGGAGAAGTTGTACAATAAATAATATCAATAGTCATTATTGAACTACATTGTAATAATGCATTTTGTTCAGCATGTGTTGCCATGCATTTATTTAATGCTGTAGAACTATCAAAATTTTCTCCCCCGCATGGCGTATCTATACAATGCGGATAATTTTTAGGTACACCGTTGTAGCCTGTTGCTAATATATGCCCATATCCGTTGACGATGACGCAACCTACGGCGCGTCTTGGGCAAGTTGATCTTAAAGCAACTAATTCTGCTATTTTTAAAAAATATGTGTGTTTATCTATTCTTAACATGTTTTAATTCTTTTTCTAAAATATAAAAATGTCTAGGATATATGTGTAGTGAACCTACATTCCAAAACAAATCACCTTTTTTTAAATTTGGATATCGACTTTTTAAAACATCTAACGACATATCAAATACTAAGTTATGCCAGTATCTGTCATTTTTATAACCATAAATCGCATCATTTGAACGCATATAAACTAAATAGTATAATATATTATTACGTATAAATAATTGAGCAGCATATGTACAAATAAAATCGTTCATGCCCCACCTAGTTGCATCTTTATGCATATTTGGTCGATTGTAAATCATGACAGATTGTCTAGTGTGCTTATTATCTAATAATTTATCTATAGCATTTTGAAACTGATTGTAATTTTCATGACTAAATATACACCACCCATAATTGCTATTTATTTCTCCATATTTGCCCGAAATTTCTTTCCATATTTTAGGTATTGGTTCTGCCAAATCATTTATATTTAATGATTTAGATAAGTACCAATTTGCTTCTTTTTTAACATATTCTTTATTAATTTTGCCAAAAATTGTAGTTTTGTCTGCTAAAAAAGAACAGTTAATAATTTCTAAAGTGTTTGTTTCTAACACGTACGTTTTATTTAACCAATCTTTGTATATATCTAAAAAAAGTGTTCTAATGTGTTCTGTATTAATCATTTATTCCCTTTTCATGTTTTAATAAATAATTTTCTAATAATTTAGCGTAGCCTGAAATGTCATGTATGTTGTCAATGTAAAATGGATCTCCACAAACACATCTAGATATTTTATGAAAAATCATATG